TATCACTAATAGTAAGTAAAGAATATCCATCCATCTATATATAGGGTAATACACCGAGCAAGAGTACACATAAGCTACTAATAAGCATAGATAATATATGAAAGTTAACATAAGTTTTATTATAGTAACATATATATACTATTAGCAGGGCTACCCTGTTGGATTGCTTTTGCAGGGATTATATATATATCTATATATCATCCCCAGTTATAGTATATATCCCCAGTCATAGTTAGTATCTTTATTTTTGGAACCCCCCCCCACCTATACTCCACTTTAGGGGGTAAAAGTGGGGTAAAATAGGGACAGCGTCATTTTTAGTGCTAAAATAAGCGGGGAAAGACAACAGAGATAGGGATAGTGTCAACACGATACTTAAAACATTAAAGTATATTATTAGTAGGATGTAACAAAGGTGAAACAATGCGAATAGAAGTATGGCATAATGACAACAGGTACACAATGACCTTAGATGACGGGATAACGGCAGACGATTTAATGGATTATTGGTGTCGGATGATGTTAATGATAGGATATCAACCTGAGTCGGTAGATAGTGCTATATTGGGCAAGGCTGAGGAGATAGGGAATGAAATACAGGCAGAAGAGGTTTAGTGTATATATAAGGAACGGCAGGTGGGCGAAGATATTCAAGGAGGTAAAAAATGGCAAGGAGAAAGAAGGAAGTAGTAGGAAAGAAAGCGGAACCGAAGGTAGAGGCAAAGACAGGAGAGGTAAGTAACATACGGTATTCAGAGGAAGAGATTAAGCGTAAGGCTGGATTATGTATAGCTAAGGGGTGTATGAACAAGGCTGTATTGGTAGAAGGATACTGCAGGAACTGCGGACACGATTTAATGTTAATTTAATGGACAAAGAGTTAAAGAAGTTATTAATAGAGAGAGAGAAGTTAAGGGGCGAATTACTTGGTCGCAAGAAGACCAGGGGGATGCAATTTTACATTCCGAACAGGATACAGTACAAAGCACACAAGTCAAAATGTAAAGTAATCTGTGTAGTTAAGGGCAACCGTATGGGTGGCACGACTTGGGGGGTAATGGAGTTATCGTACCATTTAACTAGGGATTATCCTGACTGGTTTCCGGTAGAGAGGAGATACGACCATTCGATAAAGGTTCGGGTAGCCACGGACAAGTTTTTCAAGATAGATAGTGTAATAGAGCCCAAGATGAGGGATTTTATACCATTAAGCTGGTGGAAAGGGGCGAGGGTAAGGCGTAGTCCGCAGGGGTATATAACCAAGATACAGCACGAAGACGGCAGTTTCATAGAATTTTTAACTATGGAGCAAGACCAGATGGCATTTGAAGGGCAGGATTTAGATTTATTTTGGGGAGACGAACCTGTAGAGAGGCGTAGGTATGTAGCCACACAGAGGGGGTTAGTAGACCGTAGCGGACAGACGTTATTATCGTTCACCCCGTTAATCGAGCCCTGGATGAAAGAGGAGATAGTAGATAAAGCAGACGGTAAGAACATAGACGTATTTTACGGGTCTACGAGAGACAATATGTTTGATATAGAAGGCAACCCGATATTAAGGGAAGCTGACATTAAGAGATTTGAAGACACGTTAACAGAGGACGAAAAAGAGACTCGTATAAGGGGCAAATTTTTTCATTTACGGGGTATAGTATATAAAGAGTTTTCCCCTGACGTACATTTAGTTGACCCAGACGATGCGGCATACGAGAGAGGGGCACCGGTAATCTGTGTATTAGACCCGCACGACCGGCAACCTCATCATATCATTTGGGCTTGGATAGACAAGATAAATGATGTTTATGTAATGTACGAAAAGGTAATGGAAGGCACGGTAAAAGAATTAGCAGCCACGATAAAAGCTACCGAAAAGTATTTTGAATGGAACGTACGGAAACGGTTAATCGACCCCAACTTTGGCAGGAAGCCGTTAATTTCTACTGGATTAAGCGTAATAGAAGAATTAAGGAAATACAGGGTACATTTTACTGAAGCTAACGATTCTAAAGAAGCAGGCAGGTTACGGGTAAAAGATATGTTACATTACCGTAAAGACAAACCTGTCGGGTTAGGAAACAAACCCAAACTATTCTTTTTAAGGGGAATGTGTCCTCAGACTGTCCGTTCGGTAATGAACTTACAATATGACGAATGGAAAGGTGCAGACGACCGAGACCCAAAAGAAGACACCAAACAAAAAGACACTCACGGTGCGGATTGTGTAAGGTATTTATGTGCCGACAACCCAGAATATGAACAACCTATGATTTACGAACCAGACGTAGCAGGAGCATATAATTGAAAAAGTTAACAGGTGAAGTTTTACGGTTCACACTAAAATCGCACGCACAATACAAAACTTCCAGAGAGATAGTAGATTTACTTAAACAGCATTTCAAGGTTTCAATAGACCATTCTAATATATGTAAACTTGTCAAACGTAAAGAACACCAAGACACAATAGACAAGTATAGAGAAAAGTTTTTAAATCAGGGATTAGATGTTCCTATAGCGATAGAGAAGGTCCGGTTAGACAGGGCAGAGACTTTATACCAATTAAGCCAGACATTGAAAAGCGATAGAGACAAAATCAATGACGGGTTAAGATGTTTAAAAGAAGCCCGTGAAGAAATGAAAGGTGCAGCACAACATATAAACTTCAATCAATACAATCAATACAACCAGATGTCCGACAGAGAGTTACAAGCAAAGTTACACCAGATAGAAAAAGATATAGTTGATATGACCAAAAAAGGGGACAGTTATGCCGTTAACGGAAACAGGTCAGAAAGTTCTTAGTTCAATGAAATCTCAATATGGAGATGACAAATGGCACAAATAAACATTAATTATCAAACCGAAAAACTTGTTACCGAAACTATTTTAGACGATTACGAACGGGCGAAAGAGACCCGTAACAACCGTAAATACGGTATGGATTCTAAGGGGGTTGAACTAACTTTTGAGGAAAAGTTAAAGAACCTTAAAGGTATGTATTACGGTGAACGTCAACCTAAGAACATACCCTGGCGTAACTGTAGTAACAGGTCAATGAAAATAGCTATGGCTATAATTGAGATGTTACACGCACGGATGTTTCCGGCAGTATGGAACGAAGATTTAGTGAGGTGGAGACCTGGAGAGATTACAGACAAGGCTAAGGTAGAACGTATCAACAAGTTAATGGACTGGTGGATTCGTGTATGGACTAAGATGAAAGGATTTTTTGATAAATGGTGTAAAGTTACTACAGCTTTGGGTGATGCGTTGACTGAGGTAACCTGGGAGATAAAGAAAATTCCTATAGGAGAAGAGGAGATTCCCGTAACAGACGAATATGGTATGCAGTTATATGAAGATGACGGTACACCTTCGTTAACTACACAGAAAAAGTTTAAGTTTGAAGAAAGGACTCGGACAGAAATACATCCTCAAGAGAAAGTATATTTTCAGGAAGGGCAGGACGATGTTCAATCAGACCCTGTATTAATAGAGGCTACTTGGACATACTCGGATTTAGAGTTGTTAGAACAAGACGGTAAAGCTGTAAACGTATCTGAACCTTATAATACTGACAGCAAATATCTTAAAGACCAGTTAGAAGAAGCGATAAGCAACGAGATGGGAAATGTAGATGAAGAAAGGGCTAAGATATTGAGAGAGGTTAAGTTACGCAGTAAAGAGATAGATGTAATCAAAGCATATAGAAAGATAGATATAGACGGTGACGGATTTCCAGAAGATTTAAGGATAATCGTTGACCCTGTAAGGCGGATATTCTTAGGTGCAGAAGAAGTTAAAGATTTATCTAAACGTGGTAAGAGACCGTTAGATTTTACTAAAGTAAATGATTTATTAGAAGACCCTGACAGGTTAGAAGGATACGGATTCTTAGAAATGGTTAAACCGTTATCAGATGAGATAGACGCTATATTCAATCAAGTAACTGATTCTAACACATTATCTGTATTACGACCTGGATTTTATGACCCAGCTGGCGGGTTAGTTCCACAAAATATGACGTTAGCACCTAACAAGATGATACCTGTACCCGACCCAAGCAGGAACGTATATTTTCCTGATTTCAATATTCCTACTGAACGTTTGTTAGTCGCTATGAGAACGGTAATGGAATTTATTGAACGGTTAACAGGAGCTTCATCTTATGTTATGGGTAAAGAATCTGAGATAGTCGGCGGTTCAGGAACAGCTACTCGTACGCAAGCTATTGTAGGTGCAGCTGAACAGAGGTTTGCTATACCT